AACGTATCATGCAAAGAAACATTTAGAGACATATGGTGAGAATGTTATGTATGGTCATACCCATGATATACAAAGACATACTCAAACTAAACTTGGTGGTAATATTGCTGCTTGGTCTTTAGGGTGTTTAAAGAATATGTCTCATGAAGATAATAGATGGTTAAAAGGCAGACTACATAATTGGGGTCATGCTTTTGCTGTAGTAGATTGGTTTACCAATGGAGAATTTAAGGTAGAGATTGTAGAAATTATAGATGGTAAAACAACACTATGGGGTGAGGTTATTGATGGAAACAAGTAGCATTAAAGGAGTTTCTATCAATAATACTCGTAGGTTATACGATTTAAACAAAAAGAAAAAGAAGAAAACAAATGCCAAAAAGAAGTATAAACGTAAATAATTTTAGTGGTGGTTTAAACGACAACACTAATCCTAGAGATATTCAAGTTAATGAATTTTCTGTATTAAATGGATTAGACAATGAAACACCTGGTAAACTAACTACTATTGGACTTATTGATAATTACTCTCCTTCTTTTAGTGAGACTAATACTACTTTTAATCCAGGGAATGGTTTAATATATTTATCAACAGATAGGGATATAGATGTATCATCTCCATCAATATCTAGCAAAGAAATATTATTAATTAATGATGCTACTAGTACAAATATAGATTATTTTAATATAACTGATAATGATAAAGATACTGCACAATTTTCATATGGTAGTACTGCTTCTGAAATAAATGCTTTTGTGGTAGATGGACAGGTTAGATTATCTGCTACATCTACAGTTGCAACAAACAATACCCCAAAATGGCTTGGGTATTTAGATAAAAATTATAAATTTGGAACTACAACTAGTTCTAACATAGGAATTACATATAATGGTTATACTGTAGATGATATGTATATAGCTCCTTTAAAAAGTTCTATAAGTTCAGGTGAATATGATTATGATGCAGAAAGTTATTATGGTAATGATTTTAGTTTAGGTGTTTCTGAAATTGTTTTAAATCATCTTACTAGTGGTACATTTAATCTTACTAACGATACAGATTCTAATGGATATATAATAAATACTACTTTAAATACTGAAAGTGCTTTAAATACAACTTTAGCTACTAGTATGGGTACAGGAACAACAGGAACATTTGCATTGTATGCATTTTTTAACAAAGATACTTCTCAAGCAGATTTAGGAATAGGCAGTGCTATTTCAAATATACCAGTATATGTTACAGGTTCTGCAGGTTCACCTAGTCAAAAAATATATTATGCATTATTTGCATCTAATGTTTATGATAATCAAGAATCTTATCCTGTTTATATAGGAGACATATTACAACCAAGTATTTTAGGAAGTAATGCATCTTATAAAAGACCGTTATATGTTAATTTAGCTGGTAAAATACCAAATAAACCAAGACAAACTGGTATAAATGTATATTGGGCATTAGTAAACAAAGATGAGCAGGGTTCTACTGTAGAATCTGTAGAGCAAAAATATTTATTTATGGAAATAAATTTTGAAAAAGGAATACGTTTTGGTGGGAATGAACGCTATGAAGCATTACATACTTTTACAAGTACTAACACATATTGGAGATATAAATCTCATGGTGTTTTTCAGACTAATTATTTTTGGATAACTAAAGGTTTATTATCTTTATCTCAAAACGAGCCATATTTGAACTTAAATCAATCATGTGTGGGTAGACAAGGGTCAAGCTTTAAAACGTCTGCTATAGCCAATAGAAGAGCTTATATAGGCAATGTAGCGTTCTATGATGGAAAAGAAAGAGTAGTTAAGTCTGATACAGTATTAAAATCAGATGTAAATCAATTTGATGTATTTAGACCAGATAATTTTATAGATGTAGAAGTAAATGATGGTGATGAAATAATTGCACTAGAAACTTTAAATAATCAATTATTACAATTTAAAACAAATACATTATATGTTATTAACATATCAAGAGATATAGAATTTTTAGAAGGAACTTATAAATATAAAGGGTGTGAAAAAGATTATCATGTTACAAAAGGAGAAGGATTTATAGCTTGGTTTAATAAATATTCTGCATTTATATATGATGGTCAACGTATAATAGACATTAATTTAAGTGAAACAGGACAACCAAGATTAGCTAATTGGTCATCTAATTATTATGATGATAATGCTGTAATAGGTTATTATCCAAACAAAAAATGTATATTTATTTTCAATCCTACTTCAAACAAAATATTACAATTTGATATTAAATCACAATCTTGGTCATACAAAAATGAAACTGCATCATCTTTTAATAATATATCAAATATAGTTAATGATAAAGATGGCAATATGTTGTTTTTACAACATAGTGTAACTACTAGTACATTAAAAAAATGGAATGACTCACCATCTACACCTACACTTCAATTAGGAGACAATGGAGTATTATTACAAACAAAAGAATTTACTTTTGATAATCCAGATACTAAAAAAAATATTAATACTATTTATATTAATTATAAAATGCCATCACAACAAAGAGTACAATTAAGAGGAATACCTGATGGTGGAACTGTTGTTGATTTAGGTGTGTTAGATGTAGCTGCTGATTTTACTACTAAAAAAATAACGATGCCTGCAGGTTTTAGTGGAATTAAATCATTTGCATTGCAAGTAGCTCAACATACTGCAACTGCTATTAATACAGGAACTACACAAAATACTGGTTCTTTTGAAATTAATGATATACAAATAATTTATAGAGAAATGGTTAAAAGATAATGGTTAGTATATTAAAAAGTATTGAAAAAGTAAAAAAGTTTCAAGAAGCTAGGCAGCAATATCAAACTCCTGCTAAAGAACAAAATACAATACCAAATAATAATGATGGTAGTATAGGAGATACTGTTATAGTAAATCAATCTGGAGATAAATTATTATATATAAAAGCTCAAAGTGGTTGGTTTAAAACTGGTTTAGTGCAAAATGTAGGAACTTTAAATTCTGTTAATACATCATCTACTGAAGTAACAGGAGAAGTACCAGTTGGCAATCCTTCTGGTACATTACAAGCACAAAGAACAGGAAATCAATATATTAAACTAACATGGGTATATGGTTCAAATACTGTGTCACATGAATTATATCGTTCTAGTTCTTCTAGTTCTTCTTTTATAGAACCTGGTACTAAAATAAATGAAGGTACTAGTTCTGGAAATTATACTGATAACTTAACTAGTTTAGCTGTAGGAACTTGGTATTATAAAATAGTTTTTCATAATCAACAATCTGTAAATGATTTTATAATAAAAGATGTATTTGAAACTACTATTAATCCATATCAATCAAGAGAATTAGGATATTTAACAGAACAAACAGGACCAAGTACTTCTATGGATTTACCATATGACAATACAGAACTGTTAGAATGTGCTGAATTTGGTGATACAAATGCTGCAACTGCAGGTTTAACAACTGGTTATTATACTGACGATATTAATTTTACTGTAAATTCTAGTAAAGTTTATAGTAGTGCTCAAGGAAACACTGTTAATTTTTATGGGACTAATGGAGATTATAATGCTGATGGAGCATTAGCAGATAGCTATACAGATGGTTGGTTTAGTCAAGACCATCCAACAGATTCTACTTTAGATGTAATTTTAAATATTGATGATGATGGAGATGTTATTGGAAAATATTCATGTGTTCCTGTTGCACCATCATTTAGTCTTAGTCAAACATCAACTTCAATTACAGTAAGTTTAAGTGGTCAAGCATATGTAACTAGATATTGGAAAGTAGAAATAGATACAGTTGATACATTTAATTCTGCTAATTTACAATCGGCATATGTAACACCAAGTACAAAGGGTACAACTTCTTCTGGAAGTGCAACTGGTAGTACTACATTTACATCATTAAATTCATCTACTTTATATTTTTCAAGAGTAAGAGCTCAAAATGGTACAACGCAAGGAAGTCCCTTGCATTCAAGTGCATGGTCTTCTACTCTTAGTAGAACAACAGATTCTCCATCAACATCTTGGTCTAATGTACCATCAGATTTTACTTTAGAAACTATTGGAAATAATGGTGTTGCATATTCATCTGGAGAAACAATAACATTAAACAATGGAAGTGGCAATACAGTAATTTCATGTAGTCAAACTGGTTTAACAGGTACATTAAGTGTAGCAGTAAGCACATCATCAACACCAAGTACATCTGATAGTTACTCTTCAGTTAAAACTATAGCAAACGCAGGTACTTATTATTTAAGATTTAAATATCAAGCATTAAAATTAAATACAAATAATACATATCAAAAAGTAACATTTACAAATAACAATATATCAAATGATGCTTTAGATATTCAATGTATAGCATACGGTGGTTCTACACCACCATAAGGAGGATAAATGGCAAGTAGAGCAGATTTAATTATGGCACAAGTTCGTGGAGAACTAGCTCAAACATACAGAAAAAAAACTGATGAAGGTAGCATCATAGATGATATTACTGCTGGTATTTTAGGATACCAAACAGGACAAGAAGCTATGTATGCTATTGAAGGAGCTGTAAAAGATTTTAAAACAAGTTATTTACAGGGAGAATTTGAACCTGATAGTTTTCGTGGTAGAATGGGAGAAAGAATTTATGGTAAAAATGTTGAATTGAAAGATTTAACAAGAGAACAAAGAGCTTCAGCTAGAGGAGAAGATATTTCTTTACAATCAAGATTTGATAGTGGATTAAATATTCCTGGAGGTTTAGCTCCCAAAGAAACATTAACTACTCCAACAAAACCTGAATATGAAATTAAATCTGAAGAACCTGAAATGTTAGGTAATATGTATACAGGAGAACAACCAGTTAGACCTGAATATTCTGTTCGTTCTGAAACAGAAGATATGGCAGGTGAATTTATATTACCAGTAGATAGAGTTAATAGAGATTTAATAGATGGTGCAAGTAAGTTATATTTAAATGCTAGTCTTGATACAACTATGACTAATGGTATGATGTTTAGTCCAGCATTTTCAGAATCAACAGGGTACAATTATTCTAATGTTAATTTAAGAGACATACCTGGTGTTTATTATGATTTAGATGCTATTAAATCAGCTCAAGCAGCAGCAGGTGTAACAGGATTTCAAACAGGACAAAGCATTGAAAGTATTGAAAATAAACAAGATGAAATTGCAACAAATGCATTATACAGTATGATGGGTGGAAACGATGGCACAAATTAATTTTAATTTTATAAAAGGAAATGAAGGAAGAAAAACAACTGCATATGTACCTACAAATAAACAGGATGGTTCTGTTATAGGACAATCTGGAGTAACTATAGCTACTGGATTTGATTTAGGACAACAAGATATATCATCTATATCTCAATTATCTAAACCATTGCAAGAAAAATTAATACCATATTTAGGTGTTAAAAAAGATGCTGCAGTTAAAAAATTAAACGAAACTGGTGGTTTGAAATTAAGTGATGAAGAAGTAAATCAAATTGATATGATGGCTAAAGAACAATATTCTAGTAGAGTAAAACAATCTTATAATAAACTTACTGGTAAAAATTTTGATGAATTACCATCTAATTTACAAACTGTAATTGCAGATGTACAATTTCAGTATGGAACTAATTATAGCAGAACACCAAAGTTTGCTGGTATTATAAAAGAAATTTCAGAGAATCCATCTAATGTTGATTCTTATATGAAATTAGAAAATGAATTAAGAAACTTTGGCGATGATTATGGTCCTAGAAGAGAAAGAGAAGCTGATTTAATTAAAGAGCAAATTTCTACTATGCAAGGAATGTCAACAGAACAAAATATGATGTCTGACAATGAAGCTATGTTAATACAAGCTAAACGCAATGCTTCTAAAGTTGCTGCTACTAGTTTTAATATATTAAATGTTATGCAAGATTTAGGACAAGTATTTGAACCATTTAAAAAGGAAGGTAAGTAATGGGAGCATTTGATTGGTTAAATCCAGTGGGTCAAGCAGTATCTATTGGTCAAGGAATAGCAGGATTTTTTGGCAGTAGAAGAGAACGTAAAAGAAGAAGAGAACAAAAAGCAAGAGCTAAAGGTATATTAGCATCACAATATACTGCATTACAAGGAGCAATGGGAGCAGAACGTGCAGACTTTGCTACCTTACGTGGATTTCAACAAGAAGCACAAATGTTACAACAACGTGGTGCTATTCAAGAACAACAACTAGGAATGCAAGCGTTGCAAGGTCAAGTTGGAAGAACAGGTTTAGCAGGTAGTGGTTCTGGTATGCAAGCATTGATGCAAGGACAAATGCAGTTTGCTAGACAGCAAGAAGCATCAGCATTACAAGCACAAGAATCTGCATTTCAATTACAACAACGTGAAGCATCAGCTATTAGAGATATTCAAGCATCTGGTTTTGATTTAGATAGATATGCTTCAGAATATGGAATTAAATCAAGTTATGGACAATCATTATTAGATATGTACGGAGGATATTAAAATGGCAAGTAACGAAACAATACAAAGTTTAGCAACATTATTAGGTGCATTACGTGGATTTAATGAACCACGTAGAGAAATGGAAATGTATGCTAAAAAAGCATTAATAGATTTTGACATACAAAAAAAGTTGTTAGATTTAAAAAAGGAAGAAGATGAATATTTAAAAAAAGAAGCTGCAACAAAAACTGGAATAACAGAATCTTTTAACATTTTACAAGGTGTATCAACTGGAGAAATAAAACAAGAAACTGAAGAACAAATGAAATCAAAAGAAATTTTATTTGAAGATTTTGGTATTTATGGTAAAGTAATTGGTGGCATTCAAAGAAAAGTATTTGGTCTTAATTCAGAAAATAAAAAAAGAATTAATACAGTTTCAGATTATATTGCTCAACCTGCAATACAATCACATATTAATAATGTAGTTACTGGAGCATCTGTTGCAGACCCTGAAATGAAAGAAAGTATTATGAATTATAAACGATATATAGAAAGTATTGATTTGGAACAAGCACCTTCAAAACAAGTGTCGCAAGTTAATTCATTGTTAAATATATTTAATAACTATTTATCTGCAGAATAATAATAAATGAATCCACAGTTACAGTATTTAAATAGATTAGCTTCTATTAATGCTATTACTAATGAAGATTATATCAATAGATTAGGATTAGCATATAGAAACAATCCTGCATCTTTCAATGAAGATGATGTTGATTTTATTGAAAAAGCATTCAAACAATCTGGTCTTGAATTTAATCGTGATATGAAAGCTTCTGAAGCTAATCTTGGTTCTACATTGAATCAATTTGTATCTGGATTAGTAGAAGGTTTTACAACACTTGGTTGGGCAGATGACCCTACAACTACTACAGAATCTATTGCTAATAAAGTAGGACACCTTGTAGGTTTAGCACCAGATGTTATTATGGGTGTATTATCTATGGGTGCTGCAGTCCCTGGACTTGTAGGTAAAAGAGCAGCAGCAAAAGGTGCAGCTAAAGTTGCTTTAAAAGCTGGTGCTACTGAAAAACAAATTGTTAAAGCTAGTGAAGCTTATCAAGCTGCATTATCTAAAACAGCTGCTAAATTAAAAGTAGGTAATTTTAATCTTGCTAAAAATATAGAAGGTAAAATGTATTTACGTTCTGTACCTATGAAGATAGCTGATGTTGTTATTGATAATATGAAACTAGCAGCTGGTAAAAATAATTTATTAACATCTGGATTTTTAAGTAAAGGTTTATTAGGTAGTAAACGTTTTAGAGAAGTAGCAGAACAAGGATTGCATCTTGGTGTTGGTCTTGGAGTTAGTGCCTGGAAAGAAGGACCAAAAGGTATGGCAGAAACTGCTATGCATGGAGCAGTAGCTGGTGCTGTATTTGGTGGTGTTGCTCAATATGTAGATATTGCAAAGTTACTAAGCAATCCTGCAACAGTTAAACTTGGTAAAGATGCTGTAAAAAATACAGTTAATAAAATGTCAATTGAACAAATGCAAGCTATTAATGTTGCATTACGTGGTACTATAGGTTCTGCATACACTGGTATTAGTGCACAGCAAGCAGATTTACCTTTACCTGAAGTTGTTTATGAATATTTATTAGGATTCTTTTTTGGTGCATCTGGTACTCGTAAAGGTGAAATACAAAGAAGAAGATTGTTATTTGATAAAGACGGTAAAAGTAGAATACAATCATTAGATAATCTTGAAATTGTAGATAAAGAAGTTAAAAAAACTCAAGAGTATAAAGACCTCGAACCACAAGATAAAGTATGGTGGGAAAATTATAAAGAAACATTATATGACCAACAAGTAAGTTTAATTAAAGCACAAAGAAATAGTGCTGCACAAAAAATATTTCAAAATGTTAAAGACTTTGAAGGTGAATTTAATAAAGAAACTTATAAAGAATTTAGTAAAAAACAAATGGAACTAGAGGAAGTAAAAAACTCTGGTCTTAATCAAGAAGAAGTAGAAACTTTTGTACAAGATAGTGTAGAATTAAATAAAGAAATAGCAAAAGAAAAAGAAGCATTACAAAAAAATATTTTAGATGACCAGTTTAATATTAATTTAAGTGAAACAGAAGTATTAAAATCAAAGATAGTAGAAAAAGATATTACAGATACTATTGAATTATCAAGTGCTTATAATGAAATTGTAGATATTATACAACAATCAAACCCTTCATTGTTACGTTCAGAAGTTCAACAGTTATTACGTAAGTCTGTTTCAAAAAGTAATTACGATATAGAAGCATTTACGAATGAAATAGATACTGTATTTGGTAAAGGAACAATGGAAAATAATGGTCCATTAATTAAACGTTATTTTTATAGACGTAAGTATCATGCAAATCATAAAGAGTTAATGATTATAGATGAATACAATAATCCTGTACCTATTGGACCTGAAGGCATTGAGATTGCAAAGAATGGAGATAATGTTGTAACACCACAATCACCTAATAAAGTAAACAAAATGTTTGGTGGTGTTGTTAGAAAGACTATTCAATATTTAGAAAAACAAATATTTAGATGGAATTATGAAAAACAAGAAGTAGAACCTACTGGTAGGTATACATTAGACAATCCATTAGCTATACAATTTGGTAAAGCAAAACTTGGTAAAGGTGAAGAAAAAACAATAGCGAGTGGTATTGATACTATTTTAGAAAGTATTAATAAAAAATTAGGAGACAACTGGTATATACAGGGTGCCAATAAAGATAGTGGTACATTGATTGCACACCAACATGGTGTTAAAAAAGGACAAGTAAAAGAAGTATTAGATGTTGCTAAAAACTTTGGGATAAAACCAGAGAAAGGTTTTGATAGAGAAACTGCTAGTAACATTATATGGGATTTAAGACGTAATGGATTGCTAGAAAAAGATTTTACCAAACAAGATTTAGAAACTGCTATGGAAGTATTTGTAGACCCTAACAATGGATTTACTACTGACTTAGTAAAATGGAATAAATACCAACCATTAGCACAGGGTTTAGACTTACCACTAGAAGCTAAAGATTTTAAGAGTATATTATCTGATGTTGTTGAAACAGGAAAAGAATTAAAATATAATGAAACAGAAGGTTTTAATTATGAATTTTTAAAGTCTGAATTTCGTTTAAAAGATAGAAGAATTATAAATGAAGAAACAGTTGAAAAAGAAATAGGATGGGACGTTACTTTTGGTCAAAGAGTTCAAGCTTTTGAAAAATTATGGAGTCAATTATTTAAAGAAAATAATACAATTTTAAAAAAAATAGAAAAAGATTTAGAAAATGTTTCTGAAATAAGGAAACGACAACTATTTTCAGGAGCTGATGCAAAAGTTGAAGGTTTTGTTAATGCGTTTAATAAAGCTATAACTAAAGAAAGCAAAGTTGATGGTTTTTTTAATATGATTACTGCAAATGATGGTGCTATATCTCAAGAAATTAAAAAACAATTTCCTAAGTTTGATTCAGATACTGCAACTGATGGTGTATTATATTTTAGAAATGATGTAATGGATACTATCCTAAAGACTTTTGGGTTTGACACTAATATTGGATTTATAAAACCTGTAGGATTTATTAGACCTAGAAATGGTAAAGGTAATATATTATTAAAAGTAGGTGGGTTTAGACCATCAGAAAAACTAAATCAATATATGGTAGATAATAATATCCATATGGTTGCATTTAAAAGTGGTGTTAAAACACAAGGAAATATAAAGTTTTCTGACTTAGATTATAATCCAACAACTAAACAATGGGGTACTACAGAAGCACCAGAAATATTAAAAGTTAGACCAGATGAAATAGGTATTAATGTAGATGTATATGAAAAATTACAGTCTGGTAATGTTAAAGTTATGAAGGGTGTATTTGATAAGAATACTAGTATACAATTTAGTCCAGAGTATTGGAGAGTTGTAGACAATCTTAGAAGTGAAGCTAAACGTGGTGATACAGCAGTTAATGAATTGGTTAATAGTTCTATAAAAGATAAAACAACTATAGCAGATTTAGATGTAGATAAAGTATCAATAAAATTAATTGATTATGTTTTAGCAAATCATTTAGATAAACCGATAGCAAAACAATTATTAACAGAAATATTTAATAGAGGTAGAAGTGAAGACTATCGTGTATTTGAATCTTATGAAATAGATTCTGCTCAAGATTTTATAAGAACAGGATTACTTACAGACTTGTTACAAAAATCAGGTACTGCATTTACTTTTATTTCTAATCCAAGATTTCAACCTTATATACAAAAAACAATACGTAATTATATGGCTGCAAGAGTTGTTCGTTTTAATGTAGAACATGGATTTAAAGCAAAATTATATGGATATGATAGAGAAATATATTTTGAAAATAAAATTTCTAATAATGAATTTATGTTATCTGAAGGACATAAGAATGATTTAATAAGAGTAGAAGGTCAAGATAAACCTATGACTTTAGACGCTGCATGGCGTGAATTTCAACGTTTACAAAAATATAAACCATCTGTATTAAGTGAAAAAGATTTGCAGCGTTATGATGCATTAGAAGAAGCATTAACATATCTTGTAGCTAGAGCACCAATATCTGGTAATGGTGGTGTAAGAGTACTACGTTTTAATGGGTTTGTAAATCGTAAAGGTTATGGATTATTTACTAATGAATATAATGACTATTATTTAGGTGGTGCAGATAAAGATGCTGATGCTATACATGCATATCAAAGTATAGATAAAACTATTAAAAAAGAATTTGCTAAACCAGAGATACAAAAAGAATTAGAAATACAAAATGAATTTATAAATATTAAAGACAAAGAAATTGGTAAAGATATTTATGGAGTTGAAACAGGTGAAGCTTATACATTATCTGATTTATTTAATCCTAGAAAAAGATTAGAAGTTGGATACAATGCACATCAAGGTAAAATACAAATGGGTGAAATAGTAAACTCTGGTGTTAATATGATTACCTTGCACGATTTAGCAATAAAAAATAATAGAAGATTAGATATAGGAAGAAATAAAAAATTAGCTTTTGGAGCATTTGATGAATTTACAACATATTATGAATTGATACCTAAAACTACTCTTAATGAACTTGTAAGAGATGTGTATAATGGTATTAATTGGATGGCTGATTCTGCAGAAATTTCAAAAGTATCTACAGCTGAAATAGCATTGACAAAATTATTTAATAAACATTTTAATATATTTGAAAAAGAAACAAAAGGAAAAGTCCCTATAGATTCATGGTATACTGTTAAACAATGGGAAGGATATGCAGCATTTAAAAACTTTAGAGATAGTTTATTTGGATATAAAGCTAGTGCAGAGTTAGCAGATATATCTTCTAGGGCAAACACTTTTATTCAATGGTTTGGTTCTCCAGAAGGTCATAGAAGAGGATTTCTTGAAGGATTAGCTCATCAATATAAAGATATTTCATTACAGATAGACCCTTTTAAATATTATAATAAAAAAGATGTAGCTACAATGGTTCGTAAAATGACTTTGAATATAGCTAAAGACTATAGTTCACTTATCAAAGAATTAGGTATGATAAATACCATGCGATTAATGTATTCACCTAAAGAATTTGAAAAAATGTATGGATATGATGCATGGATATATAACAAAGCTCAAGAAATAGTTGGTATTAATTTAGCTTTAAAAGAAGCAAGTTCAATGATTGAAACTTTTGTAAGAGCTGGATTAAGTCAAGAAAAAGCTACTGCAATTATTAGAAATATTGCACAAAAAACTTATCAAATAAAACAAGATACTTATGAAAGTGTTAAACAATTAAAAGATAAAGCAACCAATAATATTAATAAGTTTATCTTTTTACATAAACAAGAAATAGCATCTGCTATTAGAAGTTTAGGTCAAGGTAAACAACTTACTAGAAAATTTACTAATGATTTAAATAGACTATACGATTATTTTTTATTGGCAAATCCTGCTTATGAAAGCTCAGCATATAAAGGTGAAATGAAATATGCTGAAACCAATTTAAAAGAATTAAAAAAAGATATAGAAGAAGCAAATACATTAGTTGAATTATTAGGAAATGAACAAACAAATCAAAAATTAGAACAAT